CTTCGCAACCTTCTCCACATCCTTCGTGCAAAAAGTCGCTTGAGCATAAGATCCGTGGGCCGTGAAACACGGCACAAGGAACGCAAGTAACAAGATAAGCTTCTTCAACATCTTTGGCTCCATCAAGAGCCGTGGGCCGCTGCGCGCTGCCGGGGGCCCCTATTTAAGTAACATTCTCCTCAGTCCACGGATCACGGATCTCGTACCACGGACCGTGCTGCGTCTAGCAAGACGACGAAGCACGACCAAACAATAACGCTTCCAAAGAGGAAGCTTCTTCCTCTGGCGAATACGCAGCGCCAGAGCCAAATACAAATCGTTCACGTGTGACTCCTTGTGCGCACACCGCACGACATATTTTAATGAAATGTCTGGATGGGTCCAGAGCTAAAACAGAGAAGCTAGGCCCACCAACTCGTCGCCAAGAAGGTTGCTGCGATCCTCCGCATAGCGATCCGCATCAGATAACGAGCTAAAAACCGGCAACTCCGCGCCAGTGACCACGTCTACCGGGCCAATCTGGTCCAAGAGCCGCGATACCTCGTCCTCGGACATAATATTGCCGTCCACGTCCACAGTCGGCATCACCACCCAACCGTCACCATACGGAACGGTGATAGTCTTTTCCGAGTACAGGTCGTCCCCGGACTTCCAAACAGGCCGACCGCTGGATAGCGTAAAGCCCGTGGGCCGCGGTTCGACGGCACCGCCGTCTTCATAGTTCTTCACGCGCGGCGGGCCCATTTGCTCGTAGCGATCACGGGCCTCGGCCTGTAAGTCCCGGATATCTTCGTACCGGAAAGGTTTTTCAGGTTGGTAGACTGGATTATCCTTAAAAACAGTCTTTTGCATGACCGGAATAACTGCACGGCCTTCCGGTGTCTTCCTCAGTCGCTCCCAGTCAATAGGGGTTAAAGCACGGTGTTCGCGCGCCACCGACGCGTTTTCATTGATCCGGTTCATACCGGCATGGAACAGTTCGTGACCGACGGTTTGGAGCATCATCGGCCTAGAGTAATACGCTCTAAGCATCTCTACTTCAGAAGGGCCGGGATACTGGGAAGCGGGAACCCCCAAGCTAATCTGGGTTTGAGACCACTCATCGGCAGACCTAGCGTTTTCTATCTGACGTTTCGTCGGCGTTGTCTTCACACGGATCTTATCAAGTTCCGTGTCGTAAACACCAGACACGTTAGCATTTTCCGAAAAATAAGGGTCCAAGCGCCGCGCATCGGTATCGATGAACTCGCCGTAATCACCACCATGCTTTTGCTCTAGGGCCCGCAAGCCCATCAAAGCGACGTAGTCGTCTTCTAAGCGCTCCAAAGGCCCCGGAGACCTAGACGTAGATCGGGGATCCACAACTTCCGACAAGTAAGGTTCAAGTTCCGCACGGTATTCAACGTCGCCCAGACCATAAAGCTCCTGACCAACAGGAGAACGGGGCTTGTCCTTGGGCGACGGCACGTAGCCGCCCGCCTCATAGTTCTTCACGCGTGGCGGCCTTTCACCGGGGCCTTCTCTCACAGGGCCTTCTTTCGGAATCGTAAACGAAAAGCGGGGAGTCCATTCGTCCGAAGGTTTATCCAAAGCATAACGGGAAGGTTCATTTGCAATAAGAGTTGGGGCTATGCGGCGTAACAAGCTATACGCATTGTCACTCTCGACAATGTGATGGCGGACCGTGTCTAACCCTTTTACTTTAACTCCAGTAAAATCAAAAGGATCGTTAATCCGCCAATGATCCCCCTCGTCGTAAATCTGGAACCCGCCAAGGCTTGTTTTTAAGATTGTTTCTGGATCTACGATGTCCGTCAGAAGACTATCTAATCCGTAAGGTAACGACGGCCCTCCATAATACTTATAGCTTTCCATGCTAGGAGTGTCGGGGTACGCAAAATTCTCTACGTCCTCATAACCCTGCCTCTGCCTAGCCTCCGCCAACTCCCGAATACGTTCAAGCTGCCGGTCCGTAAAATAGTCCGCGCCAAAAACCGGGGGCTCCCCGCCAGTCGCTCGCTCAAACACAGACCGAAGGTAGGCTCGCGCATTTGCGGGTAACCCTTCCTCACGAACTCTAGAAATGATGTCGCCTATAGTGAAAGAAGATTTATTCTCACCCACATCGACGGCACCGCCGTCTTCATAAACCGCAATACCCTCTTTCGAGAAGTTGCCCTGCATGGGCCTGTCCTGCACGACCTCGCCGGATTTGTAAGCGACTACAATGCCGCTATCCATACCGGGCCCCACAGAAGGTTCCTTGCGATTTAATAGCTTATCAAACTGGGCAATCGTCTCCGGGGGCAGGGACTCCGCCAAGCGCATCAAATCTCCGGCTTCCAGCCCGGCGTCATCCAGTAGTTTTTTGACTACTGCTGCGCGACGATCATTCGCCATCAGACAAAATCCTTAGTAATAAGCCCTTATCTTAGCAGAACCTGTCTGATCTTCCCAGTCATCAGTTGGCAGTTGAATGAAGTTGCCCTGACGATACCTCATTAACGCCTGCGTCATGCTATCGACAAGGTCGTCATGCTCGCCGTTCGGAAAGGCCGCAACCTCTTCAATCATCTCGTCAGCGAATACTTCGTCGGGGGCCCAAACCATCCCTGCCTCAAACAGGGGCGACACCGCATGTACACGCGATACCTTGTCATTGCCCTTACTGGGCGTGAAATTCACAACAGGAATGCCCGTGTTCCGTAGTTCGTGGGTCAAGGGCAGACCAGACGCCTTGGCTTCCACGATGACCGTATCCGGCTCCCAGAAGTGGTACATGTCAAAAGCTTGCGATTTAAGCTCCGGAAAGTCCCACCGGCCCTTCTTGCTGTCCAGCAGGATAAGGTTCGGGGGGCCCCCTTCCTCCGGATAGAACACACCCCACGTCGTGATCGCAGAAAAGTCAGAGGTCTCCCGCTTGGAAAACGCCGTATCGTAGCTCTGGATGACGTACTGCAACTGCGGAACACTCTCCCGCTCCCACTTGCGCCACCATTCCCGAGGGATAATCGCGTTATCGTCACCGGTCGGGTTCTGCTGGTACTGGGCATTCCACTTGCTCGGAGGAATAGATGCGCGGACCGCGGTCAGATCCTCAATGCTCCAGAACTCCGGCCAACACGGGGTGTCGTCGTCAAACAAAGCCGGTAATTCGACCACTTCCCACTGATCGGCTAGGGGATCCTTGGCCATAGAACGGATAAGCTGACCCGTCATATCTTTCTCAGACCACCGGGTCTGGACCAAAACAATGCTGCCGCCCGGCTGCAAACGCTGTCGAGGACCACCTGTGTACCATTCCCAAGCGTCATCAAAGCCGGAATTGGACATAGCCGTCTGTTCCGAGTGCGGATCGTCAATAATGACAAGATCACCACCACGGCCCGCCAAGTTCGAGCCAACGCCGACAGCGTAATACATACCACCCTTGTTCGTGTCCCACCGACCGGATGCCTTACTGTCGGCAGCGAGCTTCACTTCAGGGAAGATTTCTTGATACCGCTCGTCTTCAAGAAGGTTCTTTGTTTTACGACCAAAGTTGACAGCAAGTTCCGTGGTGTGCGTAGCCTGAATGATTTTCATACTGGGGTTCTTCCCCATCATCCAAGCGGGGAACAGGTACGACGCAAACTCTGACTTCGTATGACGAGGAGCCATATTGATAATCAGGCGTTTAAGCTCGCCTCTCGCTACACGCTCCAGCTTTTCCGCAATAATCTTGTGGTGCCGCCCTGCAATGAACTCGGGCCAGACCGTCTTTACAAAGGTAAGAAAATTATTTTGGCAGGCTTCGTTTTTCTCAAGCTGCGCGAGACGAAGCTGAAGCTTCAAAGCCTTTTCTTCTAGGACCGGGTTAGCCAGAACATCCATCGGGGGACCCTAAATCATTGTTTCACGTGAAACATATGGGACATTTAACATCAAAATGCCACCTCGACTAGTCATATCAAAATTTTGGTGATTGTTTGTGAAAAACATGGCCCTTGCCCTCGTCCCCCCGGCGCGGGGGCGGCGCGGCGCGGATCGGGCTGGAAAGCGCGGATTCCCGGGGTTTTGACCCGATAGCCGGGGGACCCGGGCCGCGCACCGGGAGCGGCGGCCCGGGAGCGGGAGCGCCGGGCCGGGAGCGGGATCCGGGAGCCGGGAGCCGGGAGCCGGGAGCCGGGAGCGCCGGGCCGGGAGCGGGTGCCCCAGGACTCTTTTGGACGCGCCGGGAACCGCTCCCCGGGTGCTCGAGGGCGGTGCTCGAGGTCGGCGGCCCGGGTGCTCGAGGGCGGTGCTCGAGGACGGTGCTCGAGGACGGCGGACCGGGTGCCGGGCATAAAAAAACCCCCGGCGCTGGGCCGGGGGTCGCTGGTAAAGGTCGCGGGCGTTAGAGCCGGATGTAGGCGTCCACCTCGACGGTGGCACCCTCGAGCGCCGCCTCGACGTGAGAGTCGATAGACGAAGATAGCTGTTCCTCGATCACGCGGCCCAACTGCTCGCGCCCATACTCGCTATCGATCCAGCGCTCGATACGGCGCTCGACAATGTACTGGATCGCCTCAACTAGGGGCTCGGTCTCGAGCTCGCGCTTTTGATAAGCCAATACCGCGCTGCGGGAGGCCTCGAGCTCCTCCTTTAGGTGAGCAAGGTGATGCTCGATCTCGGCGACGGTGCCAGTGCCCCAACCCTCGATTGTGACTTCCTGCGCGGGGGTGGCGGCGGCTGGGGGAATAAAGGCTTCACTCATGTTTTCGACTCCTTGTGTGGCGGCCCGGGATTGGGCCGCACGGGATTTATCCCATAGGGCGGGACTCGACACAACAAAAAACCCCGGCACTGGGCCGGGGTTCGATGTTGGGGGGCGGCGGGCGCTAATACAAGTCCAGCTCGTCACGTTCCTCGAGTCTTTCAAGGCGGCGCTCGGCCCGCCAGCGGGCGCTGTCGGACTCCTCGTCATTGGCCGCCGGATCGGTTACCTGCCCGAGGTGCTCGATCTCGCGCTCGCGCTCGCGCTCGACGTTCATTTGATCGAACGCCCGGGCAAGGCGAAGGATTTCGTAACGGGCAGCGGCGCGCGCCTCGGGGGGCGCGTTCGGGTTCTCGAGCACGCAGAGATAAATCTTGATGGCGGCGGACCACGTCGGGGTCATATCGATTGTTCGGGACATTAGTATTCCCCCCAACCGGCGGCGCGGGCCGTCGCATTGTCCTCGGCGCTAAGTCGGGCGCGGTGCTCATGCTCGGCCCGCGCTCGAGGATCGGCGGCGCAATCGTCGCAAAGCGCTTCCTCGCCGTGAATGTCCGTGTTCCCGCACCGGGTTTGCACCTCGCGATAGTCGAACCCGCTGGGCACGTAATAGCTCACAAAATTATCACACATATCAGGACTCCTTGTTTCGCGGCGGGATATGCCGCGCCCACGTTGTCGCATACGGCGGCACATAACGCAAGGTGCAAAGCGGCGGGCTCTAGGGTCGCGCTGGGCGGGCGCTGGGCCGGGGGCCGGGGTCCGGGCCGGGCGGGCCGCGCAACGCGCGCCACGCGCCACGGTACGCGGCGCACGGTACGTTTGAGCGCTAGGCGGGCGGCGGGCCGCGCCTTGATTCACTCTAGCAACGCGCAAAAGAAAACCGCCCGGCGCGGGGCCGGGCGGCTCGAGGTGCAAGGCGGGGATTCGTTAGGTGGCGACGGCGTCCGCTTTGCGCTTGTGCACGCCATGCGCCGGGAAACCGACAATAACGCGGCGCGATTGCTGGGCGCAAAGCTGGCAATCGGCGCACGTTGTGTCGCGATAGGTTGCCGGGCATTGCGCGACGGGACGCCCTGCAGGGGTTGTGGTTTTGCGGGCGTTAAACGCGGCGGGCAATACAACCGCAACCGGGCCGATATCGAGCGCCGCTAGTTCGTCCGCGTGCTCGAGGTTGTTTGCGCTTAGGTTAACGGTAAACCCGGCAGCGTTCGCTTTGCGGATCGCGGCGGCGTTGCGTTTGCGGGCCGGGCTGTAATGCGTAAACGTAAACCCGCGCTTGCCATTGTTCGCCGCGACGATAGCGGCCAGCCCGGCGGAGTCGATGCGCTCCCCGTCGCCGGGCAAGTCGCCCGCTTGATTGTGCCGCCAGAATTGCCCGGCGGGCAGCGCCGCAACGTCCGCGCAAAAGTCCTCGAGCGTGCCGCCGCGCTCGCCGCGGGTTACTTCATCCCATCGCCCCTTGAGCGGGTAACCGTCCGCATAGCACCCGGCCCCCTTAAACGGGCAAGCCGCCGGGCATGTGTCGGCGCTTGTTGTGCTAACCGGAATTGGGCCGGTTTTCTTGTTTGAAGATTTACGGGTTAGAGAATAATTCGCCACGATATGACTCCTTGTGTGTTGTGGGAGTTGTCTTATACCGCGCCCGCTTATTTTTGCACAATAAAAAAACCGCCCGGCGCGGGGCCGGGCGGTGCTGTTAGTTATGGGGCGGCGCGTCAGGCGGCGAGTAGCTCGAGCGCTTTCGTGTGCGCCTTAGCTTTAAGTTTGCCGCCCGTGCCGTCGCCAAAAAGATTCGACGCAATACCGTGATCCGCGCCCCGGTTCTTAGTCGGGCGTTGATCGGCCAGCCAAGTCACGGTGTTGAACGCGCCCCACAAGGTGCCGCGCGCCGACTCCATATCGTGGCCCGGGTTGATACCGGGGGCCGGAGCGTTCGCAACGTCAGCGGGCAGGTCCACCGCCGCGCCCCGGGCAATCTGCTCGAGCCGGTCGGAAACATACAGCGCAACGTCCGCCGCGTTATCTTTTCCGACCGGAACAAAGTCTTGCCCGCGATGAAACGCCATTGCCCGGCGGACCGCGACGCTATGCAGGACGCGACCGGACTCGTCGGTCTTTTCCTTTCCGCCAAACACGCCCCGGAAATACTCGAGCGTCTCGGCGTCGGTCATAGCGCGGGACGCCATGCGGCGGGCGATATCGGCGAACACGCCGAACTTGTCCGCGTTAAGGCCCAGCGCGGTCTCGACAGCGTCGGGGTCGAACGCAACCCGGTGGTCATGGCGCTCGATATCGGTCCCCTCGGCCAGCGCGGCGGTCAGGGTGTTATTGCACTCCACGCGGGTATTCACGGCGGTGAACAAGTTGGCCTCGCGCCCGGTGTGGGACAGACTGAACAGGGGCCGCGACGTGATCCGGTCGTCGCCCGGCAGGACCGCGTCGGCGTCCGTTTGAAGCTGCACCCATATTTTAGAGCCGCCGAACAACGCCCCGGCGGTCACAATCTCATAACCGTGACGGCGGCGGATGTTGTCCGCAAGCTCGAGCGCCTCGGCATTCTGAACGGGACGCCACTGCCCGGCGATGTACGGCCCGACCACCGCGCCGGTATCGGTCCGGGCGATGTGGAAAGAGTCCTCAATCGCCGTGCCGTCCGCCTTGTAATTCGGCGACACCTCGATCCGGTAGTTCAGACCAGCGGCCTCGGCCCAGACATCGATGTCCGCGCCGGGGTCCACAATCTGCGGACGGGTTTCGTTAGCGTGCCACGGCGGCTGTTCGCCGTTGAGGTAAGCCATTGCAACGCGACCTTCTGCGGAAAAATCAAGCTCATGTGCCATTGGTTTGTCTCCTATTAGGCATGCGGCGGAAGTGCCGCACGCATGTTCTCGCACAAAAGCGCATGCCGCACAACCCCTCTTCTCAATAAAAAAAGCGCCGCTCAGGGCGGCGCTAGTTCTCACACAAGGAAACAGATTGTTATCGGCGACGGCGACGGCGGACCGGGCGGCTGTTCGCCCGGCGGGCTAGATCATCATAGTCCGAGCCGTAAAGCAGGCGACCGATCAACGTAAATAGAAACATGCGTTCTCTCCCTTAGAACAGGTTGAAGGTTAGGTTGTACAGGTACAGGTACGAAACAAACGAGATTGAAAAGACGGCGGGAACAGCCCAGCCTTTCAGAGAACTAAACATCAGCACACGGCTGGTCCACCCAGCCTTTCATTTCATGGCCACACAAATTGAACTCGGTCAGGACCGGATTGGGAGCAACCTCCCAAGACGTTCCTTCGTAATGAGCGGCCAGTATTTTCCGAGCCTGCTCACGAGACTTAGTGAACCCCACAAGCTCGCCCCTCCGGGCAGAGTCTAAGCAGTCATATACGGGATACTTCATGCCGCGGCCCGTTCGATAGGAACGTCTCCCTCATCTCGGTTCCACTGATAGGTGACCGGGTCTTCGGTCTCCTCGACCTCATAACCTGTCGGCATGGTCCATGCCGCGAACCGGTCGGCGGCGCTGTTCAGCGCTTCCTCACGAGTTGCGAACACCTGCGCGTTGGTGGCGCGGTCTCCTGCCGGAAAAGTAAAATAGATTCGATAGTTCATGCCGCGTCCTCCTCTTTTTCGGCTTGATAAATCTCCCACTGCGGGGCGAGATCAAACTCAAGCCCTGTCTGCTTCTCAATTTCGTAAACCTCACGCCTCGCGTCTTCTAACGTAGGGGCGTAGATTTCAAGGTATTGGAGGGTATCGAAGACCCAGAGCTTGTCTTTTGCAGTCATGTCCTGACTCCTTGGTTAGTTGGACTATGCGCTTTTATCGGACCCCGGCCCAAAGATCAACCGGAAAATGTTAGACCAGTTTACAGGCTCTTCCTCGAGCGCTGCCGGGTTGACCTTGTCCAGACCTTCCATGCGGAGATCGACGGCCTGCCGAGCAGGATACAGATAGACTTGGGCGTGGTCGGTCATCACCCGCTGCCGCTTCACCAGTATCCAACAGGACGAGTGCTGGTGCTTGGTCAGGAAAGACACCTGATGCGGACGGAGCTCGACCGCGTGGTTCGTGGTGGCTTTGAGTTCGATGAGATGAAAGCGGCCCTCGGCGTCACAAACCATCAGGTCGGGAACGCCGGGCATCGCCCACGTTTCAATCCTCGTCGGGATCAGTTTCGTCGAGTACCTCTTCATCGCCTCCTTCACCTGACGATAAAAGCCGCTCTCTCGCTTTAGAGCGGTTCGAGGCATTTGGTTCGGACTCCGGGGTAACATCGATGGTGATCGGGGCATAGCTCTGTTTGATCTCCTCCAAGGCTCGCATGACTTCTTCCTTCGACATTGAGTCGATGCTGCCGTGTCTGATCTCGGACTTACTAACGTAGATGTCTCCCTGCGCCTGACCGCGCCGATACTCGGCTTGTACCGCAGCGCTATAAGCGCCGTTCTGCAACGCCATGTCCCGGATGGTCTGAAGGTCACGCAGGTGGCGGCGATAGCTGACGCCGTACTTCTCATCAAGCTCGGCCCGATATTCACGGATCGCCTTGCATACATGCGGGGAGATGTGGGGGTTGGTGAGCTCGTAAGCTCGGGTGTGGGCAGCGCCTGCGCTGTACCCAGCGTTGATGGCCGCCTCACGCATTGTGATCTGGCCGTCCTTAGAAACAAGCTCCTTCACGAAGAGCTCCTGCTTCCGGGTCAGGGGGCGGTCAATAAGCTCTCGGCTCTTGGCCTTGTGGGGTCTGTTTTTCATCGGCATCCTGTGGGCAGTTAATTGGCGTACATCCTATACCAAGCCCCGTCCCGGTGTATATAGTCAGGAATTTGAAAAATATTTTTTTCCGGCTCAGATGCCATTAAGCCCGATTTGGGTTCTACATATGGTTACATTATTGGATTCAAGGTGTAACTGCTAATATGTACCCTAAGAATCTATATATTATATAGGGTTACCTATACTAGTTACACGGTTACACTGGTTACGGGTAGTTTATGAAAAAATAAAAAAATAATCTGGGAGCTATATATAACCGTTTCCGTTTTTTGTAACCCGGCCCGTGAAGCCCCGTTTTGGGCCTAACCCTTTGATCCTGCTTATCTTTCCCGTTTTCGGGACTACTCAGAAGAACCGTGGGCCGTGATAGTTGGTACGTTTTCTGCTGACTAACGTATGGCGACGCGCTCTCGGCGGCACCGTATTATGGTGAGGTATGCCGCATCCTCCCCCAGCTTGTGGGAGGCGATGACCGCTTCATTCTCCGTCGCGAAGAGGGTGTTCGCTCGAAACCCTGCCTCCCACAACAGGCCCTTTACTCGGGCGCGTTCGTCGAGGCTACAGTTCTGGTGGGGCTTTACGATGTATCCGGTTTTTAGTTTTGCCATAGGTGACTCCTTGTGTGAAACGCGAAAAGCGTTATGAGGCCCACGGCTCATCTGAGTAGTCTTTTGGGTGGAACTGCTCGGAAGAACCGTGGGCCGTGGTTAAAGCTTACTTACGGATGCAGTTGAAGGTGACGGCTTGCGGCTCTCGAGGCTGCGGCCTGTCGTCTTCCACCAGAGCGTAATAGCTCTGAAGCCCTATTTTTCTGTTCCGAAGAACAATCAGGGCGACCTGACCTTCGCTCAGATCAACCGGCTCGTCTTGCCCGTACCATTGACCTCCGGCGGAGGTCTCTCCGTTCATCTCGAAAGTATCGAGAATTAGCGGCGGCACGGAACACGACCACTCCCAATCGTCGTTATCACCGGTCCGGAAGTAGACCTTCCAGACCATAGACTTCTCAGTGGGGTTTTTAACCATAGGCGACTCCTTGTGTGAGAGGCCCACGGCTCATCCGAGCAGTTCCTATTTACGATGTCCAACAGCAGCGGCTACAGCCGCAGGGCTTTTCTCGCCCTTCTTTATTATGTCTTATCTTATCGCATATTATAGGACATGTCAACAACTAATTATCTCTTATATTTCAAGGACTTATCCAGACCCCAGATTAGAACGATTCTAAAACGGCACGACGAGCTCGTGATCGAGTTCCGGGTCGAGGGCCGTGAGCCGTGTATCGAGGGCCGCGGCTCGTGCCATATCGCCCGCCCATGCTGCGTCGTCGGCAGCGCGTTGCAGTTCGCGTCTGAGGCTAGCTTGGGTCTGCCATGTTCTTGGGTCATGGGGATTTATGTTGCAGTGCACCATAGAAGGGCTTATATCATCGGGGAAGGAGATTACTGACATGACTTTTCTCGCTGGCATCGCTTTTGATGTTTTTATCTCGGACCGCGGCATCGCTGCCGGTTACCGGCACAAGCTTGCTGGTTTGTGGTCTTCCGTTAAGAAGGGGGTAGTGGCTTATGGAACCGCTCGTGCTGAAAACGCTATTCGGCACCATCACGTTTTCTAAGGATGGTGTTTCGTTTGATGGCCTGACGTTTAGCTGGGACATCAAGGCGAAGTAAGCGGATTTGAACAAGCTTGAACAAGCTTGAACTAATTCAAGCTTGTAAAGGGGGCCTCGCGGCCCCCTTTCGTTTCAAGCGTTGTTATTTTTCTCCATTTCACGAACCACAGTCGAGAGCTTGTAATGGGCCTGCGTCAGCTTCTGGTATTCCGACATAAACAGGTCGCCGTCGCATTCCATCATCTGATGGACCGGGCTTTCCAGCAGCTTATCGAGCCGCCGCAGGAACTCAGGCACGCTGACCTCTTCCTTGTAGGCCCACGTTACCGTACCGGTGATGCGCTCTTTGCGGGGGCGTCCCCGCTTCCTTTTTGTTTCGGTCATCTCTGACTCCTCTGTTATAGACGCAGGCATCTTATGGCCTGCTATGGGATAATGTCAAATAAAAAAGGGGGCCCGAAGGCCCCCTCGTTTTATGAACGTACATCCTCCAAATACTCGGAGAAGATATCCGCGAGGTACTTAACGGCCTCTTGGTTGTTAAGATCAAAAACCGGCGCGGATAAATCCCCAGCGTAGGTCGCATGAGCTCTCCACTCGTTGCGCTCATGCTCGTCGAGCTCTGCAATCTTGCGGCGCTTGCCGTTGCGGATTTGAACTAATTCAAACTTGTCAGGCATATCGCATGACTCCTCGTGATGACTAAAGAGACGGTTCTCCCGCTTTTATTATTATGATATTAGTATAGCACATATATAAGATAATGTCAATGCGACATATTGTCGCACCCCTTACACAGATATTAGCCCCAATCGGGTCGCTCTTTTTCAACGTCGTCTACGAGGACCGTGTTGCACGAACCGCAGACCACTTGATTCGCACCGTCGTAAACTCTCCCACGCGTTAGTTGTCCGCAGAAGTCGCAAGGCACGAGGGCCGTGTACCAAGGTCTGTAATCTACAGGTGTGTTCATGTGTCTTTCTCCAGTGGGCGACTTTCCGCCGGTGACTTTCCGAACTTTCGGAATGCCGATATTGAAAAATGCGCGACAGGTTCGATGTCGGCGTTATCTTGCCGGTCTTTTCTGCCCCCTATTTCCAAGTTGAAGGGCGATGCGAAATCGCACCAGTACAGTCCATCGAGAAATTTTACAAATAAAATGGACGGAGTTCCTGTCACTTCTGACAGTTGGCGTGCGGCCATGACCTTTCCCAGCGAAATCATCAGC